ACCCATTGTCACTCAAATCAATCAAACCTAAACCAGTTGTATAAAATGAAAGGATTTCAATGGAAAATCAATTCTTACTAGTTGATTGCTGCAATAACGGTGGTTTTACCTTGAGCCTCAATGAGTCAGTCTCCGATAGGGGACTGACAAAATTCAAAGGTAAATTCCAAGAAGCAGAAGCAGTTAACAAAAATAAAAGAATCTACCCATATGCTGTTCTTGATGAAAATGTCAAGAAACTAGTACCAATAATCAGTAGCCGTGGATTAGTCGGAGAACTCGATCACCCAACTGACTCCATCATCCACTTTGAAAAATGCTCTCATGTCGTTACTAAATTATGGTGGGAAGGAAATAACCTAATGGGCGAAGGAGAAATTCTCAACACCCCTCATGGCAAAATCCTAAAAGCACTTATCAACGACGGAGTCCGTGTCGGCATCAGTAGTCGAGGCGTTGGAAATGGAAGAAGTGACGAGAATGGAATCCTTGTGATCGGTGAAAGCTACAAACTCATTACGTTTGACGCAGTAGCAGATCCCAGCACACATTCAGCCTTTCAGGAGAAAGTGCCGAGTGGAAAGAAAGAAAGTTATGTCCCAAATACCAATAATGCAGAATTTTCTAGAAATGCGGTAAAAAATGAAAACTCCCGCATACATAATGTCAGAAAAGATGCACTTTTGGCTTGCTTAGGCGGCATCATTGATCAGAAAACAAGAAACATTACAGCGAGGTTAGGCTAATATGGACAAGATCGTAGAAGCATTGAAAAATCTCCTACCGGAGAATGAAGTTAATGAAGTAGCTAACGCCGTTGGCGAACTACTTGATCAGGCCAAGGCTAGCCTTGAGACTGAATTCAACAGCAAACTCGAAGAGGCTTATGCTGAACTTACATCTGAATTGGCCGAAGCAGAAAATATTGCAGAACAAGGCTACGAAGAAGCCTACGCAATCATCGGCGATCTGCGTACACGACTAGAAATTCAGGGACAAGAATACAAAGACGCTCTCGAAGAAGGATACGAAGAAGCATACCAAATGCTCAAATCTGAACGTGCAAAGAACGAAAATATCGAAGTGAATATGTACGAAGAATATGATAACAAACTATCAGAAATGAAAGAATATATCGTCGATAAAGTCGATCAGTTCCTTCAACTCAAAGGTAGCGAAATATACGAACAAGCTCGTCGTGACTTGGTTTCCGACCCAAGAATCGCAGAACATAAAGTCGCACTCGACAAAATTGTTAATATCGCTTCCAACTACCTTAGCAATGACGATTTCTCAGAAATCAATGCAGAAAAAGCAGAAGAAGCAACTCGTCAAGTTGAACAGCTAAAAGGACAAATGAGAATCCTTGAAGCTAGAAATATTCGCATCAGCACCGAAAACACAAAGCTGAACGAAGCAGTTCGACAAGCACAAGACCTCATCACGGAAAGCCGAAGAGTCGTAACCCGTGAAAGAAAGTCCAATGTTCTTAGCGAACAGAAAGAAAGAACCATGAAAGCACAGAATGTAACGGGGAGAGGTAATAACGCTAGCGATAATGTTGTTATTGCTGAATACAATAACAATAACACTAGTAACTCTGACATGGACCAACTGTTGGTCCTGTCGGGTCTGAAACAAACCAAGTGAACTCCTTTTAGCTATAACGAAGAATAGGAAATAATATGAACGCTAATTCTAGATTTTTGAACGAGGCTAGGGAGCTAGAAACTCGTTGGAAGCAGACCGGACTCCTCGAAGGCATTCAGGATCGATACGTCCGCTCAGCTACCGCAGTTCTGCTCGAAAACCAGAGACTCATGAACGAAGTCTCAACCGATACTGGCGATGTTGCACAGTTCAAGAGGATCTCAATTCCTCTCGTCCGTCGTATCTATCCACAGCTTATCGCTAACAAAATCGTATCAGTACAGCCATTGCTCGGCCCAACCGGCTTGGTTTACTACCTCCGCTTCCGCTATTCCAGCAACAAGGGTGCTACCCGTGGCGCTAGCAATATCGGCGGTTTCCCCGGTGATGATGCAAACTCACTGATGCAGAGAGCCGATGGTACTGCAAACCTCGACATCTTCTACACCAGCCAGTTCATCCAGAACGAAACAAGCTCAACTGACGCTGGAGCAGGCGTACAAAGCGTGTTCGCTCCTCTTGAACACACACCAGTTCTCGCAGGCACAATGACAGGCACAATCTATGATGGCGCAACCGCTATCCAGACATTTACCGTATCAGCTGGCGGAACTTTCACCTTCTCAGATATCGGCACACCTTCACCAAAGGTAACAAGCGGTACTCTTGGAACCACAACTGGCGAACTAGTCCTTAACTGGAACGGCGCTCCCGGTAGCAATAACGTAGTTGTCTCCTATGAGTACAACATGGAATGTAACCAAGATCTCCCTGAAATCAACCTCGTCGTTGAATCAGAAGAAATCGCTGCTAAAACCCGTAAGCTCAAGGCTGTATGGTCCTATGAAGCACAGCAAGATCTCCGCTCACAGCACAATCTTGACGCTGAAGCTGAACTAACCGCTGTCCTCGCTCAGGAAATCAACCTCGAAATCGACCGTGAAGTCCTCACCGACCTTCGTAACAACGCAGGTACTGTCTCTGCTTGGGACTTCAACACCGCACTCGGCGAAACCATCAAGGAAAAGTACGAATCCCTTTATGTTAAGGTCGTAGAAATTTCCAACGTCATCCATCGTAAGACTCTTCGTGGTGGCGCTAACTGGATCGTAACAAGCCCAGAAGTTGCTTCAATCTTTGAAACAGCTACAGCTGGCTTCGCTCCTGCTCCTTCCGAAACCTTCACCTCAAGCCTCGGCATCCAGTATGTCGGCACAGTGAACAATCGCTGGAGACTCTACAAAGATCCTCTCTTCCCAAGCAACCAGTTGCTAATGGGTTATAAGGGCGATAGTTACATGGACAGCGGTTACTTCTACTGCCCATACGTTCCTCTCACCCAGACACCAGTTGTTCTCGATCCTGAGAGCTTCTGCCCACGCAAGGGAATTCTCACACGCTATGGCAAAAAGTTGCTTCGTGAGGGGGCAAAATTTTACGCACGCCTCAGTATTGCTAATTTCGTCATCTGATTTTCATGCAAGATTTACTATCGCAAAACCAAGAAAACCCCGGAAAAACCGGGGTTTTCCCTTTTTACAAGCATCTAAATATTTTCTCAAAATTGCTGAAAAAATCCTTGATTTCTAAAATTTGCTTACTATAATACCTTTGTGGGGCAATAAGAAAAAGAGGTGTTAAATGGAACCAAACATCATCGTGATGAGTGAGTTAAATCAGAACAAGCATTGGGCTAAGGAAGTCCTTGAAGTTGCCCGTAAAATAAATCCTAATTCATTCCTTTTCTATAAACATGAATTCATAAAAAAAGAACAACAGATCAAATCACATGTTAATTCATATACAAGCAACAACATGAGATCGGTTTTTGCAAGAAAATGCAAAGTAACAGCAATTGAAACTGATGTGATGAGAAAATTCTGTAATAAATATCACATTCAAGGAGCAAACACCCTTGCGATTATTGCATTTGGAATATTTGAAGGAGATGAGCTTCTAGGAGTTCTTTCTTTGGGCAGACATCATCGTAACAATGAAGATGTTTTGCTTGATAGGATGTGTTTTAAGAATAGTGTAAGGGTAGTTGGTGGAGCCAGTAAATTATTTAATGCTGCTTTAGTTTGGGCAAAAGCTCAAGGAATCGATAAGATAATCAGCTTTAGTGATAATCGTTACAGTCTTGGAACTGTTTATGATAAACTCGGCTTTACTTTAGAAAGTGAATTAGTTCCTGATTACTTTTATGTTGAGCGTGAAAACATTGAAAAAGCTTACAGCAAACAAAGTCAAAAAAAGCAAAATGTTGACTGTCCAGAAGGACTGACAGAAAGGGAATGGGCAGAAGAAAGAGGTTTGGTTCAGGTTTATGACGCTGGAAAAAAGCGTTGGATATACAAAATTAGGAAAGTTGTTACAAATTCATTTGCTACTCGCAGGCATGGTTTTTATGAAACTAAAAAAAGCAGACCAAAAACAATTTATTATCAATCAAGCTATGAGTTAAGAGCAGCAACAATACTTGACAACGATGAAGCTGTTGATTTTTATACTACTCAAGTTACAGCTTCTATTGACGGAAGGGAAAGAATTATTGATTTTCTCGTTACATACAAATCTGGCGTTGTTTCAATAATTGAAGTCAAACCAAGACTCAAAATAGAAGCATGTAAGCAACAAATTGAAGACAACAAGAAAATTGCTTGTGAAAACAGTTGGAGATTCCAGTTGTGGACAGAGAAAGAACTGGGATTTGATTCTGAATACAAAGCTGTTTGTTGGGCTGACATGTTTCTTTCAGAAATACAAGGAATTGATTATGTTGAAGAAAGAAGAGATCGTCACAATGAAAGTGTGAAAAAACATTACAAAAAACATATAGCTACAAAAACTGTAGAAGTCCCCTGTGTCTTCTGTAATGAGGTTCATATGGCTTTGAGGCTGACTTATGACAAGAACATAGCTAGGAATGGGCGATACATTTGTGAGCGTGAGGGAGGGCATATAGCTGGCAGCAAACCCAAATTGAGTTTGAGGAAAGATAACCCTTATTCATCTGATGGCAAGAAGGAATGTAATAAGTGTAAGGAAGTTAAATTATTTGAGCAATTTAGTCCTGACAAGAGCAAGCGTGATGGATATTGTACTATGTGTAAGCCTTGTCGTTCTGAGAAGATGAAGGCTAGTTATGCGAAGA